ATATTGATTCTCTTTCTGGTCCATCCGATAATGGAATAAGGTCTGCTGGAATTTTGGTACTGTCAACACAAAGAATTGTTTCGACAGGTCTGAACCCATATGATTGGGCTACTCTTAGCATTACTTTATTTGTGTTTTGTTGAACATATGAAATACACTCTTCTGTTGTTTCAAAAGTAGGTTCTGTAAAAACAAACAGGTTTCGTTCACCGCCTTGACCGATACCGACCATGACAGCAACAATTAAAATTTTAAGCATTTATAGGGTTACCTTTCCTTCTTTGATGAGCTTCTTTCTGTTATTTAGATGAGCTTTCTCAACTTGGTCTTTGTTCTGGCCAGTGTATACAACTCCGTAACCCTCTTTGATAATTGTCTCAGTTAACTTCTTGCCATCAATTAAAAAGTCTCCAAGTATTCTGCCAAACTTTCCTTTTTTGTCTTCACCACTTCTATCAATTTGTGTTTTCAAAACTTGTTTGGAACCAACTGGCATCATGTCTTTAACAAACTGTTTAGATGCTAAACCAAATTTCTTTTCTACTTTGTCTCTTGTTCTTGATTCAGGAGTGTCTATGCCCATCATTCGGACACGTTCTTTGTGCATCCACATACCAAAGCCTAAGTCAATATCAACATCAACTGTGTCACCATCGACTACTCTTAGGATTTTACAGCGGTACTCGTACATTATCTACCTTGACCTCTGTAAAACTTATGGCTTCTTTTTTTGTGTTTGTTCATGGAACTCATCTTGCAAGATCTTTTACGTCCAGCTTGAGAAGTTGTCTTTGGTTGACTTACATGAACTGATTGTGTTTTGCCCCATGCGGCCATAACTGCTCCTTGTTAACTATGCAGTTATTTATCTGATGTGGCGGGAGTGAAGGGACTCGAACCCTCGGCCTTCCGCGTGACAGGCGGACGCTCTAACCAACTGAGCTACACCCCCAAAGTCTTAACCGCAACCGGATATACAAATCATCCAAGGTTGTCCAAATGCTATCTGATGTGCTACGTCTAAAACAATAGCTACACCCATTATCGTTACAAAAGTCATCATGTCACTGTTCCTTGTTACTGATAAAAACTAGCTTTATTATATAGTCATTTAATGAAGATGTCAAGTGCAACTTTTCTGTTGCTAGGTAAGTTGCCAACCCCGAGCGATTATGCCGCTAGGGCAAAATCCTCATTTACAACGGATTTCTGTTTACCGAAGTTAACAAAAGTCACGTTGTTTAGTGCATTATCGTTTGCATCTATACGTTTGTTCGCGTTAACCGAGCTTACATCCGGACAGTCTCCTTCAACCTTAACAAGCCAATCGATCCTAATTCCACCCCGTCGGGGGTATATTGAATTGGTGGAGTGGCCGGGAATTGCACCCGGGTCTTGCTCTTGTGACATACGTTGCTATCATCAATTGCTATGTATTTATAGCCTTATTTGTATAGTATGCACTTAATTGTGATAACTAATGTCAAAGGATTAACAATGCCAAAAATGAGAACATTTACATTCTTCGACGGAGATAAGACAGAAACCAAAGAATCGACTAGCTATAAAAAAGCGGTGAAGTCATATCAAGGCAGTACCAAAAGCAAAATTGTTAGAGTAGAGTGGGAAGCCAAAAAAGGTGGAGTGTATGAAAAAGAACAACTTCTACCAATGGGAAGAAGTAAAAAGATAGGAAGATAGCATGGCTGGAATCAAGCAAAGAGGACCAAGATCTGAAAACTACAAAAGAACTGTGATCAGAGATGGTGTTGAAGTAGAAATAAAACCCGTAAGATATTATGGTCCAGGAGCCAATGGTCGTATGTGTGGAGCCTATGCTGACACTGGTGATTTGATCATGGGCTCAGACGGAACGCCTAAACCTTTTAAAAGCATTTAATTAACGATTAAAATTTTCGGGACGAGTCAGGTTACCTGCTATCATTCTTCCCCTGTTGTCAACAAGTTCGAATTCAAGTAACATTTTATTAGATATATTTTTGATCTGAGCCGCTTCAAAGGCACTGATGTGGACAAACACGTCTTGTGAATTGTCGTCAGGGGTGATGAAGCCGTAACCTTTTTTGGAGTCAAACCATTTTAGTTTGCCTGTGATTCTTTCACTCATATTTTTTTTATTTCTTCCTGTTTATAATGTAAAAGTAGTATTTTCCTACCTTAATATTTACCAAAATGTTACGGATAATTATCTGCATATAGATATAGCACGAACATATGGATCATGCTATACCTAATATGAATTGTTTTTATAATGAGTTTTTCTTTTCTTGGATTTCTTTTCTACGTTCTTTGGCAAGTTTACCCATGTTACCTAAGGCTTTTCTTGCTCTTGCCGCCGCCGCTTTTACTGACTTGCTTTCAAAAGATTCTGATTCTTTTATGTAGCTTTCGTACTCGGCAACTATTTGTTCATGTATACTGGACATAATTATTCTCCTATATTCGTATGTAATTATTGTTTTAGATGTTTTTAATGTGTATAATCTGGCTTATAGGCACCGTATTTGGCGAAATTACCCTCCAGCAAATACGTTTGGTGAGCCTGCCGCAACCGAAGTACACCCAGATATTGCGTCTCCAACCCTGCCCGTTCCTACATTATTGGTTTTGACTGTGGTTGATCCTGTGGCAATTGGTGCCGCGTGTGGTGGACATGGTACACCTGGCAATAGGTGTGTGGTGTTGTTGTCACCTTGTCTTGAAACTGGAATGTTGTTTGCAAATACATTTGGAGAGCCCACTGCTCTAGTCATGCCTGTACAATGTGTAACATCTGCATCACCTATTCTAGTTACTGCTGGCATAGTATCTCTCCCTTTTCATTAGTTCTTGTAACTTTGTATTCCATTGTTCGATCTCTTCATGTTGTTCTTCTGTGTGAGGTTCTGGTGGAACCTCAGGTGCAAACTCTATCACATGATCAAATTCGTTTGGTATTTCATCATACTGTGTGTAGGTGACGAGTTTACCTTTGTCTTTTATAACAAACTTGTGCATATTAATATTTATGTAAGATTATTTACGAACAACGTCAGCCATGCCGGCTGGTGCTTGTACAATACTGCTTGTCTGATTTGTGTATGCGTCTGCAAATTGTTTTGCTGTTTTGTGTATTAAAGTGATTGCACTATGCTTAATACTGTATGACAAAGCCATGTCGGCAGTAAATAAAAACTGTTGTAATCCTATACCTTTTTGGCCTGCTACTAATGTCAAAGGTTTGTTTACCTTGATCTTGGTGTCATCATCTGCTTCAAACTTTCCAACAAGCTCTTCGCCAGATGTAAGTTTAATAGTTATAACGTCTCCAACTTTATAAGGTGTTTCAATTAACATTTAATCTCCTAGTGTGCATGGTTCATTCCGTGTTGTTCCATGTGTTCTACTAATTGTTCATACCCTCCTACATACTTACCGTGCAGTATTATCTGTGGAGCAGTTCTTGGCATAGGTAATCCGTTCACTTCAAACTCTTTCATAAGTGTTTCTACTTGGATATCCTTTCCAATAATGCTTTCCTGATATGGAATGTTCTTGCTTTGCAATAATGCCTTTGCTTTTACACAAGAAGGACAGTTAGGTTTACTATAGACGACGGTAGTGCTAGGAGTAGCTTGTCTAGTTTCCATTATAATTTAAATCCTTTTAATTTATCTTTGTTTACGTCTTGTTTGATTCCGCCAACGATGTAGCTTTCAACTTCAGTTTCTTGTGGTGCAACCTGAAGTCCTGCTGAACTCAACCAATGTTGTGTCCATGGTAAAGGGTTTTGTGTGGTTGGTGTATCAAAGATTGGTTTGTAACCTAATGCTTTTAATCTTCTGTTGGCAATATATTCTACATAACTGCCTAACAGTCTTTCATTCAATCCAATGATTGATCCGTCTTTCATTAAGTATTTTGCCCAAGCCTTTTCTTCTTCAACACAGGCTTTCCACATTTCATAAACTTCATCTTCACACTCTTTGGCAATCTTTGCCATGTCTGGATCATCTTCTCCACGCATCCAGTTCTTTAATACGTGTGAACTTAATGCAAGATGTTGTGCTTCATCTCTTGCAATCAAAGAAATAATCTTAGCTGAACCTTCCATAAGTTTCAGTTCGCCAAATGCAAAGGTACAAGCAAATGAAACATAAAATCTTAAACCTTCTAAGATGTTTACGTTCATCATTGCTAGATACATTTTCTTTTTAACATCTAACATTGTGCCTTTTTTCAAATGTGTAAACTTGTCTGCGGCTTCTGTAAACGCATCATAGTTTTTGGTTACAGAAATAGCTCTTTCAATAATTTTGTCATCATCTAAAATAGTATCTAATACTTCACTTGGATCAGCATAGACATTTTTCATGATGTGTGTGTATGAACGTGAATGAATTGTTTCAAAGAAATCCCAAGTAACAATACAACCTTCTAGTTCTGGAATACTTACGTGTGGTAGAAAAGCCAAGCATGGACCTCTACCCTGTACACTATCTAATAGTGTTTGATATTTTAAGTTTGATGTGAATATATGTTTCTGTTCAGGACGAAAGTTCGCATAGTCTGATCTGTCTTTTTGCAGACTTACTTCTTCAGGTCTCCAAAAATAACCTAACATAGTTTGATTAAGTTTGTCAAACACAGGGAACTTGAATACATCATATCTCTGTGTGTTCTGGTCTGCTCCAAAAAACATATATTGCTTTGTGAAGTCAATTTTTTCTCTATTAAAAACTGTCTTTGCCATCTTTTTCTCTTTCTACTCTTCTACTCTCTTTAAATTAACATCACTTTGCAAATACGTCAACCTTAAATTGCACATGATTCACAAACTTCATCCTCATCTTCAGCCTTTACTTGACTGTCTGTTAAACCAACTTGTGGTTCAAATGGTTTTTCTTTATAAGCGATCTCAGTTTTGATTTCATCTTCACTAGGATCAGTCTTAAAGTCATATGTGTTTTGGTAATAAGAAGTTTTCCAACCATACTTATAAGTGGTTAGCATATCTTGTAGCATAACACTCATTGGCACTTCATTGTTTTCGAAGTGTGTAGGATTGTAACTCCAGTTACCTGAAATTGCCTGATCAAAAAACTTTTGCATCACTGCAACAATTTTTATATAACCCTCATTACTTGGCATATCCCATAATAACGTATAGTTATTCTTTAACGTTTGATACTGTGGAACAATCTGCTTAAGAGGCCCTTTTTTTGACTTCTTAATGGACAAGAACCCTCTAGGTGGTTCGATTCCGTTTGTTGCGTTCGACACAATGGAACTGCTCTCCGAAGGCATCTGTGCGGACAATGTTGAGTGCCGTAGACCGTGAAGTCCAATGCTCTTGCGAAGATCATTCCAGTCATATTTTAACGTGATCGAACAAACTTCGTCCAGTTCCTTTTTGTATGTATCAATTGGTAATATACCATCACTGTATTTAGTACGATCAAAATATTCACACTTGCCTTTTTCCTGTGCTAATTTATTACTTGCTACCAATAGATAGTATTGAAATGCTTCTGTAAGCTCATGCACTTTAGTAAGTGCTTTTTTATCATTATACTTAACACCATTCTTTGCAAG